CAACGTGCAAAGATTAAGGCGGTAGGATTTGACTACCCTTTGTTAGTGCGTTCTGGCGCGCTTGCAGCTTCACTATTGGGGCCAGCGAATAAGGGTTCTATATCAAGCATCGGCCCGCTATCGTTGATATTCGGTACTTCAATCAATTACGCAATCTACCATCAAAGCGACAAGGCGCGATTCAAAATCCCGCTGCGTAAAATGCTATTCATCGGGCCAGAATCGACGTTCGCCAATGACGAACAAAAAGGCCGCTTGACTAGATGGCTGAACATACTCAATGATTATGTCTTGAAGAAACTTAAAACGGAGTACCCAACGTCATGAGCAAATACGACCCGGAAGACTTACTCGATGATCTAGCAGCATGGTGCAAAGCAAAGCTTCCGCAGCGGCTACTAGATATTGAAGCCGAAAAGATTGCGAAGAATAAGGGCGTAACCGGTGGATTGGTAGCGGTACCCGATGCCGCGTATTACCTTCAGGCGTGGGATAATAATATTTTGCAGCATACGGCGGCGATATTTTACGGCGTCGAAGACGTGACGGCGCAAGACATTGGGGCCGGTCAAACGGCCATTGGGTTAAAAATATTTTTTGAAATTGTTCTGACTGACATGAATCAGTACGGCGACGTGCATAAAAGAATAGCCCGCTATAGTCGCGCACTGCGTGAAATATTCGAAGAATACGTGAAAGAAAATTCTTACATATCACGCACAAAAATAGAGCAAGTAAGACCAATATCATTTAAGTTAGAATTAGACACAAGTGAAGAAACAAACGTAGGCGGCGTTTCTATAAGCACGTCAATCATTTAGAAAAGGGGAACTAATAAAATGGGATTATCACAAGATAGAATTATTTACGGAATTCATTCGTTTTCACCACGCAATCGTACTTCAAAACTTCCATACGGAATTTTGAAAGTAATTGGGTCATGCAATCTAGCTTTGACTTCTGACCTTGAGCAGCTTTACGCAGGGTCAAATAAATTTGCATGGGCCGCAGAATCGAAGACAACAAAAACCGACTTGAGCGCGAAAGTAAAAGCGTATCCGGGTTTCTTGTTTTCTTTGTTCTTAGGTGCGACCGTTACCGAAACCGGTGCCGATACTGCGGGTTCAATCACTGCCGCAGCGAATGCGCTAGGTACTTCGATCATTGCGGCTGCGGGTCTTGCAAGCATCACTATCAAAGCAGCGATGAAAGCAAATTTAAAATTTGGTAAGTACGTAATCAAAGCGCTTACCGCTAACACGCTCGGCGTATATCTCATGTCAGATATTGACATTGCACGCGGCACCGACGTTGCTTACACCGACGATACTTTGCAGCTTGCGCTAGGAACTATCACTATCGCAACGGGTGCGGGCACTGACGTTGATGATATTGGTTTGACATTTACTGGCGGCGGTTCTGCCACTGCGTTCGTTGTAGGTGACACCGCTTATTTCGAAATCAAGCCACCTTCCAGCAAGTCTACTGAAATCATCGTGGGTAAATCAACCGATTCTATCCCGGATTTTGAAGCGATCATGTACGCGCAAAAACGCGCTACCGGCGAAATGTTCGAAATCGAAGCACACAATTGCGTAGGTTCTGGCCTTCCAATCGGCTTCGAAGAAAATGCATTTTCACAAGCTGATTTGAAAATGACTTGTCTTTACGATAGCGCATTAAATCGTGTATTCACGATTCGTCACATTCAACCGTAGTTTTGTTGCCAGCCATTGACTACACTCAAAGAAACCCACTAGGAATTTTTCTTAGTGGGTTTTTATTTTGTTTTCTTCCGTTCGTAATTCAATGCAGCTTCACGTAGGTATTCGCTCATGTTACCTTTGCAGAATACAAAAGCCTTTTTGAAAATTGTTTCAAGTTCGCCAGCGTCAACGCGTGCCATTAACCTAGTCTTTTTTATTTTGCTGATTGGTTTTTTAGATTTCATATTTACTCAATGTCGATATTAAAATGAATTGAATTGCCGGGCGTTGCCGTCTTCGTTTCAACGGTTACACCGTCGCGAAGTGCTTCGACTGAAAGCGTGCCGCCTGAATGGTTCGCGAATTCGGCTACGGTATTTTCACCGGTAACAACGTGATCAATTCCGCCCGCATCAGCGATGACGTTTGAAGGCACTAGCGTTTCGACTTGCTCCGGGCTTCCAAGGTTTACATATAAAGCGGCAGCGTATTCAACACCTAGCCCGGTCACGTGGTACGTGTAATTTGTTGGCACAAGTGCATTTCCTTTCGATGGCGTTACCGCCGCTGTGATTGCGTCGGGAGTAGAACTACCACACGCCGTTAATAATATTGTAGCTAAAAATAAAATGTTACGCATAAAATTATCCTCTTTTCACGCATTCGTGGCAATAGTCTTCGCTTGATGATACAAGGCGGCTGCATTCTTTGCAGTAGTAGCATACCGGTTCTTCAAATTTTTGAAGCGCTAGGTTCACGGTATCAAGCATTTCGCCTAGTGATACAATCGAAGGCGAAGCGCTTGCGTCGTTTATCTGATTGATAATGTCTTGTTGGATTTCTTCAAGTCTTGATTTTGTGATAACTGGCGTTAGTGTTTTCATACTTCTAGTATGTCAGACAATGTCAGACGGCGTCAAATAAAATATTTTGCAATAGCGCAAATGCAATGCTATTCGTTTAACGATATGAAGAAACTCACTATACAAGACTTGGTACCACAAAAAGCGAACTTTAAACTAAAAGACATTGACCATGAATTGACACTTAAACCGTGGTCATTGCGGGTGAAGACGTGGGCCGTTGAAAAGTACGGGGCCGGTGAGCTTAAAAAAATCATGGAAAAAATGCAGACCATTCAGATCGGCGAAATAACTTTTTTCATGCTGACGGACGAATGCAAGGCACTTTTCAAAAACGATATTAATAACTACTTAGATGCCGTGCAAGGCGTACAAGACGAATTAGCAATGCACAAAGCGTTACTGCATTCGATGGGATTGGGCGAACCTGAAATAGAAGCCCTTGCAAATACAACGATTGAAGCGGCGGAACTTCCCGACCCAAAGACCCTAGCGGCGTCAGACAAAAGCGAACCCTAGATTATGGTGAGCTTTACGACAAGTTCGCTAGCCGATATAAATACACGCTAGAAGAATTCGTAGAACTTACGCCGCGACAATTCACCGCGCTTTTAAAGGTAATCGACCGGGCGGAAGCCATCGAATTCTATTACAAAATGTCAGCCTATGCACTTGCGGCGGGTCATAAAATTAGCATTTCACTTACCGAATATCTTGCTATAGTTTTTAAGGAAGACGAACCGCAATCAAGTTTTGAAAATAACGCTGACGATAAACTAGATCAATACGCGAAAAGAAAATTTGAGGAAATGAAAAAAGCTCATGGCTGATAATGAATTACTGATAAAATTAAACGCCGATTCGAAGAATGCACAAAAAGCATTCGACGACGTCAAAGCGAAAACCGAAGACCTTGAAGACCATCTTTCGAAAGTAGCAAAGGTTTCGGCGGTGGCGTTCGCTGCGTTGACGGCTGAAATTTTTATTAGCGCGCATGCATTCGACGAAGCCGAGCAAGCGACGCGGGAGCTTACCAACGCGTTACAAAATCAAGGAATTTACACCGACCAATTAGTAAAAGACTACCGGGAATATGCGGAAGAATTGCAAAAAATTACGGGCTACGACGACGATGCAATCGTGAGCGCACAAGCATTAGCACAAAGCTATTTAGGTCAAACAAAGATCACAAAAGAATTAACGCAAGCGATTGTAGACTATGCCGCATTCAAGAAAATTGATTTGAATTCGTCGGCTGAATTGCTCACAAAAACAATCGGTACCGAAACGAATGCGCTTGCGCGTTCTGGCTTGCAATTTTCAGCGACCGCAACGGAAGCGGAAAAATACCAAAAGGTTATTGAATACGTAAGCCTAAAAGCCGGTGGATTAGCACAAGCAAATAATCAAGGGCTAGGGTCTTTAAAAGGATTGCAAGCGGCTTTCGGCGATTTTCAAGAATCAATCGGGGCGACTTTTCAACCGATTATCACGGCGGTCATTTCAGCGCTTACAAAAATGTTTCAATTCTTCAATGACCACCCGATCATTTCTAAATTTGCAGCGGCGGTATTGATTGCGGGCACGGCGCTTGCTGGCATCGGCGTTGCGGTGCCGTTGATTGTCGCTGGCATGACTACGCTTACCGCTGCTATGGCTGCTTTCGGTGTTACAACGAACATTGCACTAGGCGGGCTTCCCGTTATTATTGCCGCTATTGCAAGCGGTGTTATTGTATTGACTGGCGTGCTAGCTGCTAACGGCGGCGCAATGAAAGACCAATCGAAAACGGCTGAAGAATCAGCGAACAAAATTGCAAAGCTTGAAGCCGAGTATGCAAAGCTTGAAGAAAGACAAAAATCGTTAGCGTCAACCGCCGGAAGTCAACGCGAATTCGGTGGCGGCGCAAATATTAATCAAGCCAAGCTTGACCAAATACGAAAACAAATCGCCGCTGAAAAAGCACTTGAAGCCGAGCTAAGAAGTAAAGAAGAAACCGGCGGGCAAGACCCGAAAAAGAAAGCAGCAGCCGATAGGGAAATAGCAGATAAAAAAGCGCATCAGCAAATCATTCGTGACCTTGAAGCCAACAATGTCGAATTGATTCAATTGCAAAATGAAAAAGCTAGCGCCGAACTTATCGCAATCAAGCAAAAAGAAATCGCTATTTTAAAAGAATTAAGCGGCCAGAATTCTGCCGAAAAAATTGCGCAGCTACGTGCCGAATATGAAATACAAGTAGAACTTGAAAACGAACAACGTGCGCAAGACTTGGAACGAAGACAAGCTTTTTTAATTGAAGACGCCGCAGCCCGCGAAGAATTAATTGCAAATCAACAAAATGCCAACGTGCAATTGACCGACGCACAAATGGCAGAACTTGAAAAGCGTACTCAAACGGAAAAACAAATTGACCAAAAAGCGCTAGTAGAAACCGAGCAACGACGCATCGACGCACGCAATCGTGAAATCGAAATGCGAAAAAAGTACGGCGTTACTATCGCGGCTATTGATCAAATTCTACATTCCACGCAAGTCGAAGGCGCGAAGACGATGGCGGGCGAATTGGTAGGATTGGCGCAATCTAAAAATTCAACCCTTGCGGCTATCGGAAAAGCTGCGGCGGTGACACAAATTACAATCGCAACGGCTGAAAGTGCCGTGAAGGTAGCCCAATCAGTTATCGACGTATTGCCTTTTCCAATCAACGTACCGGTCGCGGTAGCGCTAGCGGGTGCGCGTATCGCATTCGGTGCCGAACAAATCGGCAACGTACTCGGTGCGGCTGAAGGTGGATTGATTACCGGAGGAATTCCGGGCGTTGATTCAGTGCCAGCATTCTTGCAGGAAGGTGAACTTGTAGCGCCACGCTCAAACTTCGAAGAAGTAGTAGGCGGAGTGCAACGTAGCCGCGCTTCACGCGACGACGAAATTGTAGATTTATTGGGGCAAATTTTGAACCGTACCGGCGGCGGAAATACCGTCGTAATTCAGGGCGATATGATGGCAGAAGACAGCTATATAGATCGCTTCGTTACTAAAATTTCGGATGCTATGGAATTTAGAAACGCTAAACTTTACGGGGTGAATGCATAATGGGGCACTATATACCTAAGATTCAGTACAAAAATTACTCTTTAAATGGCACCACGTCGATAGGTTCTAACACTATCATGGGCATTGCCGATACTTCGAGCATTGAAAATGGTATGTTCGCACGCGGTACGGGCGTACCTACGGGCGCGCTTGTTACTGGTAAGACGGTTAATAGTGTAACATTTTCAGGCGCAGCGGCGACGGCCAACGGTACGGTAGCAATTGCTTACGGTTTTGAAATCATTTTTGATTATCCACCGATTGAACCGGAAGGCGAACAATTAGACCCGCATGAAACGGTGACAACGTCGCTATCGGGAATTCAACAAGTGATCGTCGACTACATTGAAGCGTACCGCACGCCGGTTTTTTCGTTCGTATCTGAATCAATCAAAAATAAAATTGACACTTTCGCAAGGTATTGGCTAGTGCTAGGTATGACGTTTAGATATTTTGAAGATCGCGATTCGATCAACTATGTTGAATACGAATCAAAGGATAGAAAATATTTACCACAAAAGATTGCGCCGAAAGGCGAAAATATTTACGTTTGGAAAATGAAACTAGCATTCAGAAGAATTTTATAACATGGCATCATATATCACGGCGGTTAAAACTGATAAGCAATACACCGGGAATGTCGTTATTTTAATTAACGGTCAGTATTTTGCAATACGTCAGCCCGATAGCGGTCTAGTGATAGCGTCGCCGTATGATAAGTGCGTAGCTGATTTGGTTTTAAATCCCACGACGGTCGACATTCGCCGGGTGAATACCACGATTGCTAGTTACTCATTCAAATTGCTTGATAAAAACGGTGTCATTTCCGCAATAGTTTTGGGCGATGCTTCCGGGCTTGCGAAAAAGCCTGTTCGTATTTGGTTAGGGCGTTCAAATCTTACAAGTAACGCTTCAAAAAACATGGCTTTTTCAGACTATTACGAATTACCTAACACTAAAGTCAATAAGCTTTCGCATTCTGATAATTCCTATTCGATCACATCGACCGAAGAAATCGAACGGATGGCGAAACCTATTTTTAATGCGACGTCAGTGCTTGCGGTGGATATTCTAGCAGCTACGACGACCTTTCAAATGCGTGATGATATTTCAAATTTTCCGGCATCAGGGTTTTTGAAACTAGAAAACGAATTCGTAAGCTATTCGGCGAAAGACAACGCGCTTAAACAATTCAGCGGCATCATTCGCGGTGAATTCGGAAGCACCCCGGCTGACCATAATGCTAATTCGCCATGCTATCACGCACAAAGAATCGTCGATAATCCATTGAATATATTTTTGAAGCTGCTAATTTCTGGCGGTGGCGGTGGAACTTACGACACTTTACAAAGCGGGCTAGGTATTTCGAATACTTTGATTGACATTGCGGGCATTGAATCAATTCGTGACCTTCAATTTTTAGGTCAGCAATACAGCTTAACATTTTACAACATTGATTCGGCGCTTAAATATATTGAAAAAGAAATCTTGCAGCCGAACAATTTACGTTTGACCAATTCGCAAGGCGCTAAAATTACGCTAGCGCTATTAGACAAAGCCGTATTCGTTGATGATATTGACGTTATCGACGAAGACAGCGTAACGAAATTCCCGTCGTGGTCGGTTGATAGTACAAAAGTTACGAATCAAGTGATAGTCAATTGGGATTTTGACGAAGGTACTAATCAATACCTTAAAAAAACGGAGCTAACCGACGCTGCAAGTATTGCTTTGTACGGGGCGCAGCCACCGCTAGAATATAATTTTAAGGGGCCGCAATCATCGTTAAACGGTGCCGCGCTTGTTGATGACTATTGTACGCACTTAATCACAAGGTTAAGCGTACCGACGCCAGAAATTGCGGTAAGTACCCATGTAAGTAAAAGCTTGCAGAATATCGGCGACAAAGCGGCGGTGAATAGCTCAAAAATTCCAGCCAATGACGGCACGCTGAATTTTGCAAGTGATCTTGAAATCATTTCGAAAGCATTGAATTTTAAAACCGGTGACGTATCAATGAAGCTAGCCTTCACTTCGTTTACCAATATACGTTCGTGCTATCTTGCACCGTCTGACAATATCCAATCGGTAACGTCGCAAAAAGTTTTCACCCTACCGGCGGGCCGTGGTGCATTCTATCAAGTCGGATGGGTAATGAGGCTTTGGAAAAATGACGGCACGGGTTATCAAGCTGACCCGAACAATATTATTGAAAGCATTACGGGTGACACGATCACAATGGCGAACAATTTTACAACGGTACTTTCTGGCCCTGATATTTTCAGATTAAAATTCTGCGACTATGACGAAGCGACTAGCTCACAAAAAAGATATTGCTTTATCAGTCAGAATGGGAATAATTTTGATGACGGAAAACAAACATACAAGGTAACTTATTAGATATGGCATTTATAGTTATACTACCTTCACAAGTAGACGCAAAAAGCCCGGTAGACGATACACTAATGCAGACGATCAAGACCGACCTTGACGATCTCGATGCGCGCTTTCTAGCTGTAAAAACATTCGATTACGAATTTAAAATTAACGGCCCTATCGCGAACCTTCCGGCTGGCACTTATCGCAAGCGTCTTGACGGCGGGCCAGTCATGGCCGCTCAAACTTTTACCCGTGCGCGTTTATTCTTGGAAGTGCCCGGCGTATCTGGCGACTTGGAAGTTGACGTCAGAAAATACAAAACACCGAATACGGTAATCACTGCATTGACGCGTCAGTATTCTGCGGCGATTAGTTCTATTACACAAATTGCGCCAGCGCTTGCGACGCAATCCATTTCAAGATTTGTGACCCAAGTAGCGACGCAATCTATTTCACGTTGGAAGGCTTCAATAAATATTTCGTCGATCATTTTACTTGGCGGTAATTTGGTTCGTATCAATCTTGCTAGTGCGGTTGATACTGACTGGCTGATTACTGATTCTATCACGATAGCGGGTGCGACCGCTGGCGCAAATAACGTGACCGCAAATATTGTGCGAATCAATGACGACGGCGGCAATAATATCGTGATCACTAATGCGTCGGGCGTTGCTCAAACTGGCGCAGTAGGTACGATTAGTTTGAACGCATGGGCTTATAATTACGTCAACCCGGTTGACACTAACGGTTTCGTCGCCGGTGAATCGGCTATTTTTGCTTCCCATACTACCGCAGCCAATAACGGTACCTTCGCAATTTACGCAGTGAATAGCGGCGGTAATAACTTGATCGTAAAAAATTCTGCGGGCGTTGCGCAAGCTGGCGTAGCTGGCACGCTTGATACCGCTAGGTGGAAATACGTTTATTCTATCGCAGTAGTAAACGATTTCGTCGTAGGTGAAAAAGCTAGAATGGCTTCGCATTCAACGGCTGCAAATAACGGCGACTTTACAATTGTTGCGCTCAATAGCGGCGGAAATAATATCGTGGTTTATAATACTGCGGGCGTCGCGCAAGGTGGCGTCGCTGGCACTGCGAATACTACACGTTGGATTTACGCACTACCTACCGACCCGACGGCTTCGTTTTCAGTAGGTCAAAATTTCGTTGCGACCGGCGCGACTACTGCGGCCAATAACGGTACTTTTCCAGTTAAGCAAATCAATCGCGGGGCTGTGAATAATCTAGTGATCAGTAACGTAAACGGCGTCACTCAAGTCGGTGCCGTTGGAACGCTAGTCCATTCGCGCATGCTTATTTCTTTTTCTTCTGATCAATCGGCGGTGTATACAATCGCAGCGGCGGCACCTTCACGAATCAACGTAACCGGTACCGTATCGTCAGCAAATACCGGCGAATTTACCGTGCTAGAAATCAATCGCGGCGGCGGTGCAAATTATAACGTGGTAGTTGATAATGCTGCGGGCGTTGAGCAAGCAAGCCCGGCGGGAAGAATTAACTTCGAATCACGGTCAATTTTTGTGAACCGTCCGAAGCTTTCGCTACCGACGTCAACTTACAATAGTACAAATCGCGATATGCAATACAATGTTAGAACCGCTGGCGGTGGCGATTTCAATGCAGAAGCAACGGTGGCGGCTAACACAATTTTGATGATGGAATTCGTAAGCATACCTTCAGGTGCGCCGAGTGACGTTACAATACAGCTAGTATAAAGGGGAAATCATGGCAACAATAGTCGGAACGAATAAACCATTTTCACGTATTTTCATGAAGTCGGGCACGTTCACAGTACCGGACGGAGTAACCGAACTTGTGCTAGTAGGCGCAGCGGGCGGCGGTGGCGGTGGCGGCGGCGGTGGCGGTGGCGGTAATACCGGCGGTTCATGGTCGATCAATAGCGTTGCCGGTTCGAATGGTTCAGACGGTGGCGTAACTAGCTTTTTAAAATCGGGAGTAGGTAAGACTTTCAGCAATAACCGCACGGGTGGAACGGGTGGCGTTGCCGGTACCATCACGCCAGCCACTACGGGTATTGACCCATTAAAGGGCGGCGGTCGCGGCGGTAACGCTGAATCGTGCGGGCTATCCGGCAGCATTCCGAATTTTGCGGGCGGTTCTTTTCTTACAAGCATAAACAATTTAGCGGGCGCAAGCGGTGCGGGTGGAAACGGTGGAACGGCTGCGAATAGTTGCTATCCAACGCAAGGCGGCGGCGGTGGCGTAGGCGGCCCGGCAATTTCTGAAATCGCAAAAATCGCGGTTACTCCCGGCGACATTTACACCGTGACAATCGGTGAAGGCGGCGACGGCGGCGACGGTGGTAACGGTGCATGTAATCCGGGTACCCCAGCGGCTAAGGGCGTCGGCGGTAAGGGTAACGAAAGTCAAACGGTCATTGGTACGAACGCGCAAGCGGGTATCGTGCCGTATGTTGGCGATGGCGATACGAATACACTTTGGAACGGTACGGCTGCGGCTGCGGGCGGTGCAGGGCAATCCGGTTCTGGCGGTGGCGGCGGCAAAGGTGCACCGGGATTTTTGGGCATTTTCTGGGAAGGGCCAGCGCTTTAATTGAAAGGAATATATGAAGACAGCAATTGAAAAAGACGTACTCGAAGACATTGCACAATTCAAAAAGAAGCGTAACCGCGAAAATAAAAAAGAAAATAAGCGGTTGCTTAAAGAAGAATTGACGCAGCTTAAAATAAACTATGACGCAGCGATAGCGCTTGCGGCTGATGATGACACAAAAATTGCTGATGCGGTGGCATTGAAAACAGAGCTTGATTCGAAGCTTAATTTTTTTGTGGCAACGTATCCGAATGATGATACAAATTAGAAAAAGGGGAATTTATGAAATTGTTAAACGTAAAAGGTATTGCATTGAGTTTTTTAATCGTGATCGTATTTGCTTCGTTCGCATTCGCGCAAGCGGCTGAACCAACGCCTGACATGGCATTCTTCAATCAAATTGTAGAATTCATCAAAGCTTTCGGCGGTTACTCATGGGGTCTGAAAATTTCAGCGCTTTGTATGATCATCGTGGCATCATTCAAGGTTAGTTTTTTAAAACCGTTGTGGGATAAGCTCGGAAGCTTTCAAGTTTTCGCGGCACCGATCTTAGGTATGATCATCGGTATTTTGAACATGGGTACTTTTTCATGGGCGAAATTGCTGGCGTATCTTGCGGCTGGTATCGGTGCAAGTTACCTTTATGAAATCCTAGATTTGATTGCAAAAATTCCGGGATTAGGAAAAATTTACGTGTCGGGAATTGAGCTATTGAAATCAATCTTGAAGGCACCGAAAAAAGTATAGCATTAAATCGCTTTTATGAGGGGCGGCTGGGCGGTGCTCGAAAGGGTACCGCCTTTTTATTTGAAAGGATTACACCATGCCAGAAAACAAAGCCATTTCAACCGCTGACGCCATCATGCGCACGGTAATCAAAGACGTAGCCGCACAAGGCGCAATCAAACTAGCGCAAGCAGAAGTACCATTCTTGGCATTGCCGATAATTTCCGGTATTTTTAGTTTCATTGTGGGAAGAATTGCCGATTGGATTTACCGCAGCTTAGAAAATTTTGTAGCTTTTAAGATCATTGATAATCAAGTAGGGTCACAAGTAGAAGAATACAAAAAAGCCATTGAATCGCTTCATGCATCAGTGGTTACGAATCAAGGGGTAGATGATGCACGCGAAAAATATAAAGCAGCGCTTAAAAATCTTATTAAGTATAACGGTCATGACTAGCGCATGCGGTACCGTTGAGATAAAGAACCAAGAATTTTGCGGTGACATGGGTAGCATGGGCGCTGATTGCTTCAAGACGTTGACCGATGAAACCCGGCACGTATCAAAAGACGATTGGGATAACGAACGCATGGGCATGATTTGCGAAAGCCCGGAAGTTTTCGGCGATTGGAAGGCTGTAATATTGAAGCTTTGCCACAAATCAAAAGCATGCCGCTATCAGGCGGAAGAAACGCTTGTGAAGTTTTTTATTAACGTAGAAGCCGTACACGAAAAGGCTGCATTAAGATGAAAAAAATCGAAGAATTAAACCCGCACGGGTACGAAGTAGATGCGAAAACGCAATGCCACCTATTCCAGCTTTTTGATTCTTTGATAAAATTGCAAGACGCTTACGTAGCCGATGGCGGTGCCGAATTTATTTGCACGTCCGGGCTGCGATCACAAGCGCAACAAACTGAAATGGTAAAAACCGGGGTATCAAATGCCCCGCTTTCGAAGCATTTACTAGGGGCTGCGGCTGACATTTTAGATCGCGACGGCGCGCTAGGTGTGTGGTGCATGGGTCGTGGGAATTCGAAACTAATTGAGCTAGATTTATACTGCGAAGACATTGAAGCAATCAAGAAACTTGCACGAAAAAGACAGGTTTCACCGTGGATGCACTTTCAAACGCTTCCGCCGAAATCAAAAAAGCGGTTTTTTATTCCCTAATAGTGCTATTTTTTTAACGAATTCTATGACTTCGTCGACGTTTTCCGGGGTGCATACGAAGGTTTGAGCACCTGACTTGTCGATTTTCCGCAGCGTATAGGCTTGAATAGCGCTTAATTTCGACTTCGTTTTTAGCTCGATGGCAAAACCTACGCCAGCGCAAAAACCAAGAATGTCGGGAAGCCCTACGGTGGTGCGGTCATTGAGTTTTACCCACCATGAATTCGGGATTTCACGCAGCTTTTTCAAAACTTTATCTTGAAAAACGCTTTCAAGGGGCCAGTCTTTTTTATTACTCATAGAATAAAGATACGCTTTAAATCGAATCGGTCAAGCTGGCCCATGATTCGCGGCTAAATTCGGCTTCTGCTTTCATTGGTAACACCTTGTGCGGGTAGCATTCTTCCATAGTCTTGATAATTTCCGGCACCAAATGGGCTTCGTCATTGGCGATTTCGTTCAGTAATGCATCATGTACCTGAAGAATTAATCGCGATTTGTACGGTTTCAAAAGCTTCACGGTCTTATTGCAAGCTTTCTTCGTAAGATCGCCGACCCCGCCTTGAATCAGCGTATTTGGCGATTTAAACCACGTTTCTTTATCAAAGCCGCCACGTGTGATAATTCGCGAAACCCTACCAAGCCAGCCGATTACATAGCCCCGTTGCCTTGCTGCATTCCGAACATTCGAAATGAATTGCAAAACTTTAGGAAGCACCCCGAAATATTTGGCCCTGAATGCTTTGGTTTCTTCCATTGTCTTTTTCAGCGTGACCGCTAGCGACTTGTCGCCCTGACCATAGAGCATGCCGAAGTTAATATTTTTGACGAAGGTTCTATCGTTCACAATTTTTAATTCTTCGCCCGTCGCATCATGCACGTCGAAGCCAGCCTTCACCTTTTCGACAAGGTTCATTTCGCGTGCGTAGTCGAACATTAAGCGGTACTCGGCAGCGTTGTAATCAATATCAGCAAAGAAGAAGCCTTCACGCGGAATGAATGCCCGGCGAATCTTATAGTTTTTTTCGTCTTTGTCTTTTCGTTTCGGTACGTTCTGAAGGTTCGGCGACCAACAAGACACCCGGCCCGTAACGGCTGCGGCTTGCTGAAAGCTAGCGTGCAAGATGCCATCAGTATCGGCAAGCCAAATATAGTTCTGAAAGTAAGTATGGGCGCGCATGTAGTGATACCGATAGCGCACGATCTTTTTTGCATGTTCGCTATCCATTGCCTCAAGTGCGAACTTGTCAAAACTCATAGCGCCTTTTTTCGTAACCTTGTAGGATTTTTCCCCTAGTGCTTCGAAGAAATCTTTCAAATCGTCAGCGCTACCCCAATTAAAAACCCTATCGGCAAAGTGCTTCGCCGCGACGCTATCAAGTTCTGAAGAAATCTTTTTGTATTCGTTCACTTCGAAAGCGTAAGCTTCTTTGCAATAAGGAATGTCAACGCGAACGCCGACGCGCTCCATTTCAAAAAAGGTTTTCGTCAATTCCATTTCGTTTTCGTAAAGCTGCCAAATCGAAGACGCGCTATTTTGAAATAGCGTAGCTTGCATTTCTTCCAGCTTTTTAAGTTGAAAGATGCAAAGCTGACGGCAAAGCTTCGTGTCAGTGATACCGTAATCAATGAGCATGCTAAGCGGCAATTGATCGTAGTGCGGCCATTCTTCCGGTTCACCGAAATTATCAACGATAGTAAAAAGTTTGTTTTCCGCAATGTAAGTTTTGACGTCTAGCTTAGGTGCGCCTAGATACTTTTCTGCTAGCACGTCAAGACTAAGCTTTTCTTCTAGTGAATTCACCACGCGGGCCATTGCCATCGTGCAATGAACGTCGCCGATCATTTCGATAGCGTGGTTTCGGTACTGATGCAATTCGAATTTCGCGTTATGCGCAGCCCATAGAATATCGGTTCGGGAAAAAATAGCATCGTTTACCGTTGCAAAGTCTTCGTCGGTGAGCTTATCGGGTGAGTGATTGAAGTCTAAATAGTAATTGATTTCATCAGTGAATGAAAACTGAATTGAAAAAATTCGCGGCGTATACCAAGGTACGTTCGGCGATTTCCACCACCACCCGCCGGTAGTTTCGACGTCGGTGCCGATAACGAATTTACCGTCTAAATGCTTGTAGGCTTTTTCTAAATTGCTGGGAATGGATGCTATAAATTGCGCGAAATTACTTTTTGTGATCAGCATTGAAACGCGCTTTCAGGTTTCTAAAAACGATAATCAAATTGTCACGTGCTTCGCGCATCGCCCATGCTAGTTTAGCTATATTTTTCCTAGCTAGAAAAGCATTAATACGTAGGAAAATTCGAATCAAATTGCCAATAGTTCGCGGGTAAATTTTTAGCCCGTCGCCCGGTACGCGATTATACAAAACGGCTTTGCCATTTAGAAAGCCAACGCCGGGAATTACTGTTCGCATTAGTGGAACCATACCTTCACGAACGCCACCCAATCCCGGTTCATTATTTCTTTGCCAATGTTGGCGCTTTTTGAATTTTCCCATGATGCTTTTCTCCATTGATTAAATTAAAAATGCCCGCACGTTTAGGTATTACGACCGTTTCCAGTCAGCCATGCGCACGGGCATTATTTTAGCTTCGACGTCTACCATCTACACGCTAAAAGTTTATTTCAAAACTTGTGCTAGTAACTTCTTATCGGCACGTAGCTTTGTCAAAATCTTATCAGCAACCGCGCTATCGGTAACACGTGTTTTTGATTTCGCCGCAATTACTCTAGCCGTCTTTTGAAAGAATGCTTTGTTGGCTGCGTTTACGTGTAAGTAAAGAATTGGCTTTTTAGTAACTGATTTTGTTTTTGCTTTCGTTGTCATTTAGTATTCCCCTTTTGTATCCACTGGCGCGGCTTGCGCTTGTGGGGCCGCGTCTTCACCGTCGACCGTTTGATTAGCCATAACAGGAAGCCAATAGTTACGCAAGGCCGTTATGTCTTTTACCTTTGCTTCGTCGGTAATTTTTGAAGACATCTTGAAGCGTGCCTTCACGAACTTATCGTCGGCGTCTTCTTTGTAGAATTCAATCAAGGTTTTTACCTTCCAGTAAGCTACGCCACGTTCTGTTAAATCCATGAAGTACGCGTTAGCTGCTTTCAATGACGTCGGCGAAATGCTGATTTGACGTGGAATAATTGCGTCTTCACTCATTAAAACATGCAATGGTTTCAAATCGCGACAAGCTTTTCCTTCGCCCATTTGGTTCGTACCGAATTCATTTTGCGGGCACCCTTTGCAAGTAGGGTGCTGAATTTCTTCGCCGTCGGCTTCTGGAATTTTACCGTTTTTAGAATAGCAAGTAGGCGGTGTAAGTTCTTTTTTATTGTAAGGTTTATTGTAGTATTGCTTCACTGCTTTTGAGTGAAGGATAATAACTTCGATTGATTGCGTTGCCTGTTCGTCTTCACGAACTACCACGCCGTCAGAATTCATTTTCATGCGCGGCAATCTAAAATCGTCTAACGATTCTAAGTTATTCGCGACTTCGCTTACGCGTTCCATTAGTTCGTCGCTTGCGCCAGCCGCTTGAAGCGCTGCTAGCGGGTTACTGGTAGCAGCTATTACCGGTAATTTAGCCGGTTCAATAGGTGCTTTTTGTTCTACTGGTTTATTGTTTTTAGCCATAGTATTTTTTCCTTTAATTGATATGCGTGTTTTTGGTTAAATGATTTGTCTTATTTGCGATCTTGTCAAGCGCTATCGCTAGCGCTTCGTCGTCGGCTGAAATGATACCCTTTGCATAGTCTTCGCCCCTAGTCAGTAGCGGCATTTCACGAAACAAAAGATGGCGCTTTAAGCAATCCATTGGGTTACACTTGAAGCATTCTTCGCATATAGCAAAGCAATGCACTACCGCTTCTTCTTGTTGCGCGTGGTACTGCGTGACATAGTTTCGAATCATTAGCTGACCCGCTAGCGCACGCTTCCCGTGAATCTTGCAAAATTGCTTTTTCAATTGGTCTTGCCAAATCGTAGCCGCGCTTTCTAAGATACAAGGTTCGCAGCAAATACGTACCGTGCCGGTTTCTATCATCGCTTCGTCAGCGCTATAGTCTTATCAGAAAACACCGCCGCCCCTTGTTCTTTTAAAAAATCAATCGCCTTATCGCGTGCGTCGATTTGGTCTAATCCCTGCGCTACAAGCTTACCTTCAATTTCGGCTTGATGTTCTTTCAAGAATGCCGAAAGCGTCGCAGGGTTCACGTAGTCACGAATCAATGAACCGTGACCGGCTTGACGAAGGTATGCATAAAACTTCAATTCGTTGGCTTTGTTCACCGACAAATAGTTTTTTGTGCGAAGACTAAATAGGCCGATGCCTTCTATGCCAATTGAATTAGTGCCTTCGTCAATCATGGCTTGAATCAGATCTTTTTCGACTTCGTCCCATTCTTCATTAACGCCTTTTAATTCGCCCTTGATTTCGTCTGCTTTCGCTTTCAAATCGGCGAACTTCTTACCTAACAAATTAACGTCGCTCATTGTTGTACTTCCTTTGTGCTAGCAGTGCTAGCGCTGATTGACGGAATTGTCAACCCTGTTATGTGTGTTATTTCTACGCAGCCAATACTAGCTAGAAACTCTTGAATATTTTCAGCCGGGCCTTCCAATTTATAGTCGGACGTATCGCCGTTATCGCCGAATAACATTAATAGCGTGGCGGTTTTCTTTGTCAGTTTTAAGAAAAATAAAACTTTTCCTTCAGCGTCTTGGTAAATTTTTCCTACTTCGTATTTCATTTTGTATTCTTTCCGGCTTGCGCAAAAAAAGCGTCGGCGTATTCCAAGGATAAATTAACGATGCCGCAACGGGCCGCTTCTCGGCGGTCTGCCGCATTACTATCGGCCATTTCGCGTTCTGCCCTATCGTGTGCACGTTGTCTTACTTTTTCGTCGCTTACAAAAGCCACGAAAATTTTAGCTGCTAATTCGTCGCGTACTGTTAATCCATATTTAGCCATCATGCCGCCTTTCTTAATGCTCGAATAATTTCTAGCACGTTGTCACTGAATTTTTCTTTTCGCTTCAATGATGCGAATACTACTTCTTCAATCGTGCCCTTCACGATCAAATCAATGATAGTAATTTTTTTATGAATTTCTGAACCGCTGCGATGATTGCGGCTTTCGCTTTGCTCACGATTTAAAAAAGAATAGGTGCGGCTAAAATAAATCGAATAGCTTGCAGCCGTTAAATTCACGCCAGCCCCGCCCGCTTTTTCATTGGCAATCATGACCCGGCATTTAGGGTCAGTTTGAAACTTTTTGATGTTGACTTGTGCATCATCAGTGCCGCCGACAAGTTCAGTATATTCAATGCCCATTTTTTCAAGTAGCTTACCGATTGGCCCGTAGTTTTCCCGGTACGTACACCACACAATTACTTTATGTGCTGGCGTTAATTCTTCCAGCAAGTCTACAAGTGCTTCCATTTTTGGCGTATCGTTAAAATGAATAGGGTACTTCGCAGCTTCGCCTTCGATTTCCACCGGTAAATAGCCGGACGTAATTTGAAGAAGCCTTGAAACTTTTGATAGCGCATTGACCGCAGCGCATTCGCCCGCTTGCACGCTAGCTACCATTTCGTCTTCCATGTCTTTATAAGCTTTGGCTTGCTCATCGGTCATGCCGACAAAGCGAGTTTCGAAAGTAAGCGGCGGTAAATCTAGGCATTCTTCCTTAGTAATGCGCGAACTTTTAGCGGCCATCAGTCGCGGTATTTCGTCGATGGCTTCCGGTTTCAATACGTAGTCAGGGAAATAAATTGCTGACGGCATACCGGCGTTTTTATCCCTGAAATATTTTTCGCGGAATGTAAAAAAGTTCGTTCCGAACGTGGCACCTTTATCAAGAATGCGCCAAATTGCCCATACGTCTTCGAAGCTATCGCCGCTTAATGGCGTGCCGGTCATGACGATTCGAAATTGTGCTTTGTCGGTGATGACCAATAGTTTTTTAAGCCGTTTAGATTTGTAGCTTTTAAATTTATGAGCTTCGTCTAGCACGAAGTTATCAAAACGAATTTTGCAAAGTGCTTCGTAGAAAGGCTTTTGGTCTAGTGCTTCACCGTTGACGATGAAAATATGCTTGCCCTTTGTAGATAACATGACGGCACGTTTTGCGCCTTTATGATCTAGCACTAGCGTAGTTGAATGAACTTTTTCGGGGCTATTCAATTCGAATTCTTCGACCCAATTATAAAGCGTTGCTTTCGGTGTAACGATCAATGTGGTTTCAACCGCGCCAGCGCATGAGTACCGCCAGCGTAATAGTGCAATGGCTTCCGTGGTTTTACCCGTGCCCATTTCCCAGAGCAACGCCGCTTCGTTCTGACGACTGAACCGATCAAGCGCGATGCGCTGATGCTCACGCAACGGGCGGGAAAACTTTAGAAACTCGCTAGGTATTTTGGATACTTGTGTCATTGAAAGGGTGCTTCGTGTGGTAGTAAATTCTTAATGCGGCCTTCAGTTTATACTCATGTATTTTCATTCGTTTAAAATTGAAACCTAGCAAGGCGCACCCGTAAAGGTAAACCCATTGAAGTTGAAAACCGCTTGTGTCGTTAAGGTTCGGATATTTAAAGAACGATTGCACTAGCCAAATCAGCGGCCACATTGGTAGTCGCATGATCGGAAATGCTGCGCAAATCATCAGCGGCCAAATAGGGAAATTCCGCAATAGAAAATCTTTATCTTGTAGCTTCCCGTCGGTGTTAAAAAAGAATGCATGCCTGATAGCGTAGCTCAAAATTTCACGTGGTATTTTCTTTTCATTACGAAAAATGCATGCCACTGCGACGCCTAGATAATCATCCCATGCGGCTTGATCAAAATTGTTACCCGGCCAGCGGGCAACCAATCCCGGTTTAAGATAGCACGAACGCACTAGCGCTTCGTAATCAGGTACTTCAAATCCTAGCAGTACCGCAATGGACGTAAACAAAACGCCATTATCAGCCGGTTTTTCAGACGGCTGCGGTATCACTAATCCATTTTGATCAAGCCATTGACTAGGTATTTTCATTTTGTAGCGGCTTCGTGAATAGCTGAATTTGCAAGTATGAGACCACCTACCGCTTGTATTAATAGTGCCTTTTTAGCTACGGCCTTTTCTAGTTTTTCTTTTGTAATAGTAAGTTCATCGCGGGTAGTTTTCAGCATTTCGCGATATTTTTCGACTGATTCCGCAGCCACTTTGTGGTTTTCTTCGAAGTGCTGCGCGATATTTTCCATTTCATCAAGCTGGCTGCGCAATCTTTTAATCGTGGTGTTGTTTGATTTCTTCATTCTACTTTTCTCCGTTGGTTAATAATTGAAACGACAATACGGTTACGTCTTGAAGGTTCGATTTTTCTTGTATTAACTTCTCGATGCTACGCACGTCGAAGCTTTCTTTATATTCTAATTCAATCACTGCATTAGAAAATTCTTTGAACCCGTGGGGTAATGTTTTGTGCACGAATGCAACGAAGTAGCGTTTACTTTGTGGGATATCATTACCGCCGCCGATACCTTCAATGAATGTGAATTTTTTATCACTCATCGAAACGTACCCCGCATCGCTAGTTCGTCGTGGATACTATCGCGCAGCTTCATTAGACTTTTATCGTCAAGCGCTTTTAACAAAGACTTTTCGTGCTTCTGCATGATTGCGTTTTGTATCTTGTTTACTTCGTCGAATATTGCTTTCGCTTCTATCGCTCCGAAATCCACGGTGACTGCTTTTACGAATTCGTTATTTTGATTTGGCATATTTTTGTTTCGCGGTGTAAGGGTGCATGCGTTTTTCTTGGATTGCGGAATGCTCGGTTTCAAATTCTTTGCGGTCAGTGGTGCAAGCGTGCGGGCTTGCCCATGTTACTTCTGACATAACCAAGATGCTACCCTTTTTAATTTCAACCGATTGATCAGCGTAGTGATTGCACGTTGGGCAAGTAAGCTCGATTAGATAGTGCGTCGCTTCTTTAGTTACGCGGATATGCTTTATTTTTCTGAATGGTTCCATTTTAATTCGTTGCCCTTTCGTGGATTTCTTTTAGTTTTGAAATTTGTTTTTCTGATAGCCAGCGTTTTGATTCGAATTGCCCGAGCATTGATTGCAAGAATGGTAAATTGTAGCTGATCTTTTTTTGGTTCTTTTCTTCGAAGCATTCTTCGAACATGAATTCGATTGCGTGAATCATGTCAACGCTCATTAACTTCTGGCCCATATAATCCCTTCAATTATTTTTTCGTATACTAGCGCAGTGACCCAAAGTACACAATAGAAAAAGAATAGTTCTTTGAAAATTTGTTTCATTGAAAGCAACGCTAGCGCAAGCGCTACGCTATTGCAAGGCTAAAATTTATATGGCATTAATGGACTAATGGAATATCGTTTACTACCACTATCTAAAGGCAAGGTCGCACTTGTTGACGCTCACCTATTTGACGAGCTTAATAAATTTAAATGGTCAGCAACATGCAATCCCGACGGTAGACGGCCCGGCACTGAACCAAAATGGTACGCGGTTCGTCGCTGCAAAGCGACTGGCGGGCGGGTGTATTTGCACCGGGTAGTAGGTAAAACACCGCGGGGATTAATCGCAAATCATAAATGCGGTAACGGTCTTGATTGCCGAGAGAGTAACCTTGAAAATATAACACAAGGCGAAAACATTAGACACCGTGAAAAGACATGCGATTGCTATACCATCTTTGATTTCGACAATGAGATTAGTTTATAGCTCTTGATTTTTCGCGGCTTCGTGCAATGATTTACGCATGAATAATTTACTATTGGTAGCGTTGCTCATTTCATCCACTACATTCGGCAAAGCTTCGAAGCGTTACGAACCCGAACCGTCGCCTACCCCAATCGTCGCAGCGTCGCCCGTTGCTACTCCGTTGCCAGGCTGCCACGTGATCACGCTTAAATGCGATAGCACTTGCACAAGCGCCGAGCGTGCCGAGCTTCCAAAGATCGAAGCGGCGATGAATGAAACGCTTTGCAGCCCATGCTTCAAGCAATTTATTTTCGAACCTACTCGCCGTTTTGATTATGTTTACAATTGGTCACGCCAAAAGATTTACGACAAGCTCACCACGCCGACTACGCTTACGCTGAATTACTATTACACTAGCCCTAAAGTTTATGGCTACGAAAGCGCTAGCGACCTATCGACGATTCATTTCAACCGCAACGCCACGAAGTATTTGACCCTATGCCAAAAGGCTAGCTTAGGTGCGCATGAATTCAGTCATACGAAAGATTTCTACCACAATGGAAATCGCCCCGGCCCTAACTTTTATAGCGGGCCATATCAAGTTAACCATGCATTCGAAGGCGGCGACGGTAACGTAGCTTGTTGCGTCGATGGAAAATAAAGAATTGCCGGGCGGCTTCGTCACGTCGCTGCAAGCCGAGCGCAATCATCTTACCCGCATCAAGCGTAGGATTGAATATCTACACGAAAAAATACGTTCGCTTAAAGCCATCGGCAAAGAAAATAAATTCGAAATTTCTGAAATGGAAGCGCTCACGTGGGCTTATAAAATCGCGGCCAGCGCTCACCGTACCAATGAACGCTTCTTCAAATACCTTGTGCGTAAATTTCCGCAGCATGCTGATGATTAGTGGTGCCGCGCCGGGAAATCGAATCCCTTCCGTAAGTCTGACCGAAGCTAGGCGCTTCGCGTACTCGATGCCAGAATAAGCCTAGTCATTCCAGCAAGTAGTGAACCATCTACCATGCGCGGCACTTCCTTTAAAGATGCTTGATTTATTAGCCCGCGTCTAGCATGTTTTAATTATGGGCAATGATTTGGAAAAACAACGTGACGAGCTACTTCAAAAGATGGAGCTTCGCCACTGTAAATGCGGGTGCGGTAGGTCATTCAAAACCCTACCGGCATCACGTCAGAAGTTTTTTTCTAATGATGAATGCCCGGTACTTAATAAGAAAAAATTAGCCCGTATACAATACGGCAAAGGGGCACGCTATGAATAGTTCACAAGTAAAACTTTTTGAAGACTTTAACGCTAACGCTGATTTCACATCGGACGCGTTCGACGTATCACGCGCAGAAGCGTCAGCATTTCAAGTCGGCAATATCGCTAGCGCTGACCTTGAAGGTAGCATGAAGCTTGAAGTAACTAACGACCCGGCGCTAGGGTGGAATGATCTACCACTATCAATACAAGCGTTTCAAAAAACGGCGGCTACTGCAAAATCTAATATCTGGGATTTGACCCAATACGGTTTTAAAAAGTTTCGTTTCGTGTGGACGTATACCGCTGGCACTGGCACACTCACCGGCGTAATCAATTCAAAGGGGTAATCAATGAAAAAATTAATTCTACTTGCAATGCTCATCGCGGCTTCGCTCAATGCGAAAGCTGATTATGTTAAGTATCCACAATCAGGCGGCGGTGGCGGCGGTTCATGGGGCTTGATCACTGGTAGCCTTCCCAATCAAACGGATTTGCAAACGGCATTGAATGCGAAGCTTCCATATTTTGACTATAAAATTTTGCACCCGGACGGTAACACCGGCGGGTATAACTATTCCGATCAGCAACCGCAATTAAAACCGCTGCAAAATTCGCCTGATGAATCATGGAATATGTGGCAAAGAATTGTCAACATTGACCCCGATTCTACAGGCTTTAACATTGGAACGAATGGAAATTTCGGTAACATTTTCAATATTGGTTTCAATCATCAGGGAACGTCAAGCATCGGGAATGCTTCATTGTTCAATACCTATTCAAGCTTTGGTAACGGCACCGACCCATTCAGCTTGAAGGGTTACCAAATGATGCTCGGATTTGGGAATATCAATAGCGGCGTGACTGTAACCGATTCAATTCAAGGGTACGGGTTTCAAATGAATATCGCTAGCGGTTCTACGCTAGGTGCTTCAAGTTATATCACGGGCTTTTATGATAACATGAATATCAATACGACGGCGCAAGGCTACCAGTCTTTCAATTCTAGCCCGTACATAAAAGACGTTGCTACCAATCATCAAGCGGTTTCGTACAACGCGAACCCGACAATTGATAAGCTCACCGGGAATGCTGGCTATACTGCTTTCGCAATGGCGGGCACGTTCGGCGCTACGTCGCTCGGTGCAAGTAGCGGCATCAACGGTATGAACTTAAATCCTACCATCACAAATTTCGGTGCCGGTAATTATTACAACGGTATCTATTCGTCAACGGCTGGCATCACTGGCGCGGGTACGAATAAATGGGCGGGCTACTTTGACGGTGACGTTAATATCAACGGGGCGCTTTCATTCAGTGGTGCGCTTTCAATCGGCAAGCTTAGTGCTTACGCTAGTCAGCCGGTCATTAATGGCGGCGGTAATCCATCCACGATTCACGGCTTGATTTCGGATATGACGATTGCTGCTAATGCGACCACTGCAAATGCCGACACGCTCGGCGTAAATACAGCGGCACTGATTCACGTCGGCGATAATTCAACGACGACAAGCGGGCCACTAAGCATCGGGCTTACGGGTCTAGCATTGCCCGCAGTGATTGAAACCGGCACCGGGTCTTCGATTGACTTTATCGGTGGCGCTGCATTCGCGCTTAACTTTTCCGGCACGTCCACTGGCGGCACTTTGAATCAAGGATACGGCGGTATGTTCGTTCCAATTCCTAACGGCATCACTACGGTAAACCGTTGGTACGGCGTTTGGTCACGCGCTCCATTCGGCAACGTGGCTACTGACAATTGGGGTATCTACGCAGAAGACACCGAAAAGAACTACATGGAAGGCGCACTAAAAATCGGCGGAACCGATACACCGACGGCGGGCATGAAGCTTGACGTTGATGGAAATACAAAGCTTGCGGGTACCGTGAAGGTCGGGGCTAATGGTAATGCGCTGACGAATATTTTTGCTGCTAGCGCCACGCTTGATTTTCCATCTACCGGGCCGAACGATTACAGCGATTTAACGATGACAGTAACCGGCGCAATTGACGGTGACGTGTGTAGCGTCGGCGTCAAAAATTCTGAAGTGTATACGCACACGTTATATTTTTGCTGGGTGTCTGCTAATGATACCGTGACGATCAGATTTTCAAACGAACATTCTGGCGCTCACGACCCGGCAAGTGCTATCTATAAAGTATCCGTAACGCAATTCTAAAGGGGAATATATGAGACTATTAATCATCGCACTATTACTTAGCACTTCAGCAAATGCAATGACACTAGCGCAAGCAAAGTCAACGATTGTCGAATTGAAATCAAAACAAAATAAAACCATTGAAGACGTGAAGCTTTTGAAAGAAGCTATTCAAATCGTGGCGGGAAGTTTCGCGCTTCCAGCTCAATGATTTTCTAGCACGTTGATTCGACCTTCGTGGTTATCTAGCTTAGTTGAATGAGTACCGACGCGTTCTATGAGCACGGCGGTATTTGTTTTTAGATCACTGATATTTTCGCTCATCGTGCGAAGCTGCGTTGATGCATAGACACCGACGCCAGTGATGATCAGCCATGCCATCTTGTCGAAGAATTGTTCGAACGTCATGCGCTTATTCATGTAATGAAATCCTTACCCGCAATGATTCGTCGTGCTTCGCCGCGTGGCAGCTTTTCAACTTGCGAAAGTAATCGGCTATGCAATTGTAGATTAGACCCGTCGCAATCGCCTTGAAAGTATTCGTCAAAGCGTTTACCGATAATCTTATTGCTCACTAGCCATGATAGCGCTAGCTCTATTTTATTCTTAGGAAAATGGCAATCAAGGTAATGCATCGCCGGGCCAAATATTTCGGTGCTAGCCGTGCCGCCCCAAATGGTTTGCATCAGTGATCGTATTCTTGCGGGTATTGGGTAAACGCTATTAGCGTATTCTTTTATATCGGGTCTCATCAAAATAACACTGCCGCAATTTAAAAGCATTGACAATTAAAATTTCGATGCGATACCGTGGCACTACATATATGCACACATCAGAAGACGCGCTCATAACCGCCATTCGTATCGCTTCCAATTCAATCGACGCCGTATTTGGCGAAGGGTATGCAATCCGAAATCCCTTGCTTGTTGCTCAAATCGTTGCCGTTCTTATCGGCGGTGCGCGATGCTAAATACAAAATGGGTAAACTTCTTCGTCACTGATCTACACGCACGCGGCATCACGGGCCACATTCCAGCCGAGCAATTACCGCAATATATTTCTAATCACGACGGGCGCGAAGCTTACCACTGCGCGTTCGAACTTAACCACGCTGAACTAAAATGCGAAGAAGACACCGGTCAAAAAGATGCAAAAGGAAAACCGATATATCGTTACCATTCACAGACACCTGAAACGATTAGTCGTTGGGCTTTGTCTTTTAACCGTTATGACGGAATAGTTCGCCCTGCTATGGGGTACGCTTACTTTGATTTCGATTCGAGCGACGGCGGCGCTAGCGCGTTCATTGATGCTATCGGCTTCATTCGATTACTCGGTACTTCCAACATTGCGAAATATTTCTATAGCGGTTCAAAAGGATTTCATATCGCAATACCGCTTGGCGCGTTCGGACTATCGCCTTCAAACAAATTACCTTCGCAGCTTAATTTTGTAGCGCATCACTTCAAAAAAGAATTCAAAACGCTTGACACTAGCGTATATAATGCACAAAGAAAATTCAGGGCGCTAGGTTCACGCCATCCTAAGACTGGTTTATTCAAGATTGAATTGACGCTTACGCAATTCACCACGCTATCACTAGATCAAATCAAAGAACTTGCAAAGACACGTGGGGCGCTCACCATGAACGAAGCGCCAGCATGCGAACCAATCGAAGCACTAAGCAGCGTCGCCGCTTTGTTCACCGTTGACGTCAACGATTCGATCAGCTTCAAAGAATTCAGCCGCTACAAGAAACCCGAAGGCACCCGCGCTTTTGATGAATGCGAATTCTTAAAGCACTGCAAAGAAAATCCCGGCAAGATTTCCGAACCCGAATGGTATGCAGCCGCTTCAATCGTTGGCCGCATGGAAGACGGACGCACGAAGTTTCAAGCCATGTCAAAGGGCCACCCGCATTACAGCGTCGCTGCTACGAATGATAAACTTGATCAAGCGCTAGGAAGTGCCGGGCCGCGTACCTGCAAAGGTATTCAAGCGCTATGGGGTAAGTGCTTCGAATGCAAGCATTTCGAAAAGATCAAATCGCCAATCGTCATTCTTGACAAAGAAGTGATCGGCACCGAATCGGCTGGCTTCCATTTTCATGAGCTTATCGAAACCGGTGCGAAGGCCGGTTCAATTAAGTACGTGCCCGACTACAATGGATTAGTGCGCGCCTTTCGTCGCGACTTCAAATATTTCATCGACGCTACCAGTGAAATGATTTACGCATGGAACGGCACGAACTACCGGGTAATCACGAAGCTTGAAGTTAAAGCATGGTGTGAAGAAGTCATGACGCCTGAACCTTCAATGAAGGTATCAAACGAATTCTATGACAAGATTTTGCGCAATCACGTGGTAAGCAGCGAAGACGCTGACCATCTATTCCATGAAACAATCAAAGAAAAGTTGAACCTTCGCAATGGCGTTTATCATATCGCTGACGGCGTACTTGCACCACACGACCCGGCAACGGGCTTTCGCTACACGCTTCCATACGACTACGACCCGCAAGCCAAATGCCCTACGTTTGACAAGTTTATGGACGACGTCACGTGCGGCAGGGCCGATCTAAAAAAGACCCTGATCGAATTCATGGCATACACTTTACACAGTGGATACGAAGACCATTGCTTTTTATGGCTTGCCGGTGGCGGGCGTAACGGTAAATCGACATTCTTAGATTTACTTCGCGACCTTGTTGGAACGAAAGCAACCCAAGCCGTGATGCTTGCCAGCTTCGAAAAAGAATTTTCTTTGCAGACTATGGACGGCATGTTGCTGAACGTCAGCGAAGAATCAGATAGCATGCGACTTAGCCCTGCGGTGCTAGGCAATCTTAAAGCTCTATCAAGTGGAAGCTTGATTCAGGTTCAAAAGAAGCAAGGGCACCCGTATTCAATGAAGCCAACGGCAAAGCTGGCATTCGCTGCCAACAAGCCGCCTTCCCTATCGGGTACTGAAGACGCGCTTAAATCCCGCATGATCGTCGTACCTTTCGATTTAAACCTTGAAGACCACGGCGCTACAGAAACCACTAGCCGCATTGACTGGAAGCTTAAAGACAAGCTACGCGAAGAACTACCGGGTATTCTGAACGTGGTACTTTCAGCATTGCAAGACTTCCTAAAAAGATCGCCACGTAAGATTTATCGCTCCGCTACGTCGCACGACGCCATGAATGAAATTATGAAAGATAGCGATTCAATTGAGCGCTTCGTGCAAGAGGAATTACGTTTCGATGATAAGACCAAATCAATGACCGCTGAAGAATTGTTCACGGCATTCGATCAATGGATTGGCCCAAAAAATGACCCGCGTGAATGGCGTCCTGATCTTTCTTTTTTCGTCAAAGCATTGAAGGCGAAGCTACGCAGCAAATGCGAAATTACTACGCCGCGTAGTAAAAATAAACGCACCACATTATTCAGTGGTATTTCACTACAAAATCATATCGAATTCTAGCGGGTGACACCAAAAATTTACGTGTCACCTTTTTTGCATCTTTTGTCAAGTATATACCTGATCGGTGACACCAAGTATTCAATAAAAAACTACGTGTCACCTTTGGTGTCACCACTGCAAGTTATTGAAATGACAAAATAAGTGACACCGGTGACACCAGTGACACGTATTTTCTATATGATAATATAAATTTAATAATATGCTATAAATGGCGTTTACACGCCGCGCATGCAGGGAATACAAGAAATAGAAGCTAACTTAAAAGTACGTGTCACCTGTCACCTTTTTTATTTTTTGCGATTTTTATTTTTTAAATAAAGTTAGTGTGCTAGCATGCGCGTTATTATGGAAAAAATAAAACAGAATATTCGTGATCAAGTATTGCTATCAGCGGAACTAAAAGGCACACGTCAAAGTGTCACTTTTAATTTAGAAAAAGATAACGTGCAAGCCGTTCAAATGGCTATGCTCATTGAAGCATTGCGTAAAATTAATTCCACCCTAGAAATGATTGCTACCAGTATTGACCCAAGTAAATAAACCTTGCCAAAATATAACGCCGACGTAATCTTGATATGAATTCAAGTAGCGTGGGAGCGTTATAAAATGGAAGAAAAGAAACATGGCGGCAAGCGGCCCGGTGCCGGTAAAAAACTTGGAAGCACGAACGTAGTGACGACGCAGCTTCGCTTCGACCTATTGGCGACGATGCGGAAGCATGGCTTTGACCCGCTTGAAAAAGTTCTATACTGCTACGACGAAGCAAAGAAGCTTTACGAAAGATCACTAGAAACGAATAACCATTGGCTGATTAATTCCCGCCTAGCAATGATGCAAAATGCTGCGGGAAATTTGATGGAGTACGTTTACCCGAAAAGAAAATCCATTGAGCTAACCGGTGCCGGTGGCGAAGACCTTTTTAAATCGTTCGTCGACATGGTGAAAGAAGTTCACAACGAAGTTAAAAATTCGGACGCTATCGAAGTGCAATCGGAGCGCGTGGAATGAGTAAACCTTTTCTATGCCCTAATTGTAATTGTGTTACAATGTGCACCGATAACGAAAAAGGTTTTTGCTGTAATAACCGATGCAATACTATTACTGCGCAACGATTACAAAAAGCACTAGCAGACATTAAATATTTGAATGATCATATAAATAAAATGTCATGTTGCTGCGCTGGCTGTACGAAGCATAATCAAGATTTGGGCAAAGCGGGCGGGCCGCCGACTGGCATGGCTTTATGATCTTAACGCCTGAAGTAGCGCAAGCATTCCGCGACCGCCCCGAACTATGGTTCGAAAAGGTGCTAGGTATCAAGTCACTTGAAGACCATCATCGCCGCATGCTTCGTGCTATCGCAGCCAATGAGCGTACCGCTATTGCCGCTTGCCACGACGTCGGTAAGTCGTGGACGCTTGCCCGCGTAGTGCTTTGGTTCATTTCGAATTTCCCTAATTCAAAAGCGATTACGACCGCACCGACATATAACCAAGTCAAAAATATTCTATGGGCTGAAATCAGAACCGCGCATGGTAAGTCGAAATACCCGCTAGGCGGTACTATGAACCTTACCGAATGGAAGGTAGACGATAATCATTTTGCAATCGGGTTTACTTCACGCAACGAAGTTCAACCGGAAGGCGGGCAAGGTACGGCGTCTTCATTCCAAGGCTTCCACGCTGAAGGTGGCTTGCTTGTTGTATTCGACGAAGCAACGGGAATACCACCCCAAGTATGGGTCATGGCTGAAGGGCTACTTACGCAAGCGCATGTCAAGTTCGTTGCTATCGCCAATCCGACTTCGCGCAATAGCGAATTCTTTAAGTGCTTTCGTTCGCGTGATTGGATGAAAGTATACCTTTCGTGTCTTGATTCACCGAACCTGAAGGCGAACGGCATAATGTCGATGGATGATTTAAAGCGCGAAGTCGACTACGTGCGAAGTCTTTCGGACGACGATGCCCGCGCTAGATTGCAAAGCTACAAAGCCCCGGTGCCGTACTTGCTAGCGTTGTCATGGGTAGTGCGTTCGATTCTGAAATGGGGCTGGGAGCACCCTTTAACGCTATCAAAGATTTTGGGTTTATTCCCTGAAGAAACTGAAAACGCGGTTATCACATTAGGAAGCGTCGAAGAATCTTTCTTACGTTTAGCGCAGCCGCTACCCACTGATAGAAAAGTGCTAGGCGTCGACGTTGCCCGGTTCGGTACTGATTCAAGCGTACTCACCGGATTGCATGGAACTAAGCAGACGCTATTAAAAAAGTATTCGAAGCGTGACTTGGTTTACCTGACCGGTGAAATCGTGGCGCTTGCCCGCGACGAAAACTATGACGTAATCGTAGTCGATGAAACCGGGCTAGGCGCTGGCGTAGTGGATAACTTGCGCGAAGCCCAACGCGAAAACCGCATTGATAAGAAGTGCGAAATACGGGGCGTGCAATTTGGCGCGGGCGTTGAATGCTTAGGCACCGACGAATACCGTGCGGTGGATTGCCCGCACAAAGATTGCGCGAAAGCTCGGTACGTAAATCGTAAAGCTCAAATGTTCAACCGACTAGGTGAAGCGCTCAAAGCGTCTGACGGTCTTTGCTTGATGAATGAAGAATGTTACGCCGCGCAGCTTCCTACAATTTTGTATCGTTACGATTCGAAAGGTCGCATGTATATCGAATCAAAAGATGAATATAAAAAGCGTACCGGCATGGCTTCACCCGACGAAGCCGATTCTTTAGCGTTGGCAAATGATGGCCGCTATGATGAAATCAAAGTAGGTACCTTTTCAACCGAATATTTTAAATCAAACGCGACGCCAATGGCGGGCACTTTAGGGGATAGAAACCAATGGTAGAAAATAAAGGCTTTCATAGAATTCGTGGGAGTGAATCAGCGACGAACGAAAACCCTGACAGTAACGTCTTCAAAGCTGGCGCGAAAGGCAACAAGCAAGAATACGGGTTCAGTGGTACTGAAATTTTCGGTGGTATCTTTTCGGAAGAATATCTACAAAAGCTGCAAGGTATTCCGGGCGCGAAAGAATTCGATAAAATGCGCAGAAGCGAAGCACAAGTAGCAATGCTCATGAGCGCTATTAAGAACCCGATCAAGTCAGCGAATTGGGATATTGTAAGCGCCGACAATAACGATCCTAAGCAAAACGAAATCGCTGAATTCGTGAAGGCGGTTTTATTTGAGCAATTGGATTTCGATACCTTCAAGCATGAAGCGCTCACGTTGATTGAATTCGGCTTCGTTGTTTTTGAAGTCGTTCACAATGTAATTTTAAATCATCCACGTTTCGGCACGCGTACAGGATTGGCTGGCTTGAAATTCCGTTCACAAAAAACTATTTCGAATTGGAACTTAGACAAAAAGACCGGTGCGCTATTGAACGTAGAGCAACAAATTTTATCCGAAGTCGGTAAGGATTGCAAAATACCGGGTGAGTTTTTATTGGTCATGTCGCAACAAAAAGAAGGTGACAATTACGAAGGTATTTCTTCGCTGCGTCCGATCTATGGCGCGTGGATTAGAAAAAATTTATACTTGAAACTTATCGCAATCGGTTTGGAAAAGTACGCTATCGGAACGCCGGTCGGTACTACGCCGAAGACAGTAGGATTTGCTACGCCTGAATTTGAGCAATTCAAAGAGATGCTAAGAAGCTACACTTCGAATGAGCATGCTTTTATGATCTTACCTGAAGGCTACCAAATCAAACTTGAATTCGGCAGCTTCGACGCTGAAAAAGTAAAGTCAATCATCTTAATGGAAAATAGCGAAATGGTAAATGCATTCGTCGCGAACTTCCTAGCACTTGGAATGAATGGCAGCGGCGGCGCTTTCGCGCTAGGCACTGACCTTTCAGATTTCTTTCTATCCGGGATTAAGCAATACGCCGATCTTATTTGCGGCCCTGCCAATAGAAAGCTTATCCCTGACCTTGTGAAGCTTAACTATGGTGAGCAAGCGAAATACCCTACGATGAAAGTAACCGGTATCAACGATAAAGCCGGTAAGGAATTCGCCGATATTGTAACATTGCTGATCGAAAAGAATGCAATGAAAGCAGACGACCCGCTTGAAGAATTCTTGCGCAAGCAATATAACTTACCGAAAGCAGACCCGACGACCGCACGCGCTGGCGTGAATGTTGGCGTGACCGCTGCGGTTAATCCTAACCTTCCAGCTACGGAAGCCGGAAGCCCAACGGATGCGAACAAAGTCGACGTGCAAAAACTGTCATTGAATGGTGCGCAAGTAAGTTCGCTTTTATCAATCGTGCAAAGCGTAGCCGCTGGCTTGATGCCGCGTGATAGCGCAATAGCTATGATCGAAGCCGCATTCAATATGACTACAGAGCAAGCAAATGAAATACTAGGAAGCGTAGGTAATGGATTTAAAGCAGACCCGCAAGCGGTAGCCAATCTACCGGCACCAAAGCTTTCAGAAGCGATGACCCTTGACGAAGCTTACGTAAAAGCTTTCGATAAAAAAAAAAGTCTGATTAAAAACGTGATGGCTTCAAACTTGAAGTCGATCTACGAAGACTTAACAAGTCAGTTAAAAGATAAATGGGCGAAGGCTTCACCCGACGCACGAATTACAATACCGCTAGAAGTGAAGGCCGATGCTTCGAAGTATCAAGCGGCTTTACAGCGTGCGCTTGCAGAAATTGCGGCGACGTCGTATGCAGACGCGAAGACGATGACCGGCCAGATTAAATTATCAGAACGCTTGCAGCTTGCAGCGGCGGGCGGGTTCTTTGGTCAGTTACCTGAAGCGGTTAAAAACTTAGTCATTCAGCAAGCCGGGCTTATCTCAAAAACGCAAGCCGACAATATTGAAAAAGCGGTGACGTTCCAATTTGGTAGTAGCTTGAATGCGACCGATTCACTTGATCAAATCTTATCTGACATAGACGAAAAGATTGCGCCAGTGCTAGACGGTTCCACGGCTTCCGGTATTTCAATCGACGCAGCGGCAAGCAACGCTATTGCGACCGTTCATAATCAAGCGCAAATGGATTGGTTTTTCGAACCTGAAGTAATGGACGAAATCGAATCGTTTACTTTCGTCAATGAAGACCCGGTGAGTGAAATATGCCAAGCGCTTGCGGGCACGACGTTTGCAGCCAATGACCCGGCGGTTGACACCTATGGCCCGCCGCTTCACCACAATTGTAAATCGCGCCTAGTGCCTAATATGCGGGGCGATAAAAGTAATCCACAAATTGACGGGGTGCAAGCTATCAAAGATTTGACCGATTCAGAGAAGAAAGCAATCACGCTTCACGAATGCACTGAATGCGATTACAAATTATTTTCAATTTAATATTGACCCGCTACTGAAAGAAAGACAGGTTAGATATATGCGTATCTACGGAATTTACGATTTAAACGAAATCAAGCTTGACGAAAAAGGAACCGTGCCTAATCGCGTGCAAGTTTTGCGCGTTGGTAATTTCAAGCACCCGACCTATGGGAAGTTCGCAATCACGCCGGTAATTCTGGCGGAAATGAAAAAGAATTTTGACGATAAAGTACGCGGCATCGACACTGCTTTTGATTACTTCCACAATAGCGACAAAGAAGCTAGCGCGTGGGTAGACAGCTTAGAACTTACCGAAGACGGTAACGAATTATGGGCGACGGTTACGTGGACGCCGACGGCGCAGAAAAAACTAGCCGAGCGTGAACTCCGTTACTTTTCGCCTGACTTTGCTTTTCAGTGGTCTGACCCTGAAAGCGGAAAGAAATTTTCGAATGTACTATTTGGCGGCGGTCTAACAAATCGCCCGTTCGTCAAAGAAATGCAAGCTATCGTAGCGGCTGAAACCGACCCGGTAAGTGAAAAGATCGCGAAGCTTATTAAAGAGGGGTACCCTCAAGATCAAGCGGTTGCGATTGCGAAACAAATGGAGCAAGAAAACAAACTTGCAGAAACGAAAGGGAAAAACAAAATGACACCTGAAGAAATGAAAGCTCAATGTGATGCACTTCAAAAACAAATCGACGAATTGAAAGCCCAGCTTGAAACGGCCAACACTGATAAAGAAGCGATGCTTGCAGAAAAAAACAAGCTTGCTGAAAAGATCAAGTGCGCTGAAGCTGAAGCACAATTCAATATTCTTTTGTCTGAAGGCAAAGCATGCGCGGCACAAAAAGAAGCGTTCGTAAAAGGCGACATGAATGAATTCATTAAGCTTGCACAACCGCTTAACATGGCAGCGCAAGGCACTGGTGCTTCGAAAGAAGAAACAGTAACCGACGCAAATCGTGAAGACAAAATCCTTACACTTGCAGAAGAAAAGCGTAAAGCAAATTCTTCTTTGAGCGTTCGTGATTCAATCGCGCTTGCAGCAAAAGAAATCAAGTAATTTAAAATCGAAAGGGGAAAATAAAAATGGGAAGTTTTACACAACCAAGAATCAAATCATTTAACCAAGGCACTAGCTGCGTTGGTAACCAATTCAAGTTCGTGAAATTTGGCGCAAGCGACGAAGTCGTGGTGCCATGTTCTGCGGCTGATGAAAAAACTATCGGTGTGCAAATGAACGCACCGGGTGGAATCGATGAGCAAATCGAAGTAGCATTGCCGGGTGGCGGCGCTAAGTTGATCGCTTCTGCGGGTATCACCCGTGGCGCTTATCTTGCTGCAACGGCTGCGGGTCTTGCGAAGACTTCTGCACCGGGTGCGGGCCTTCACTCCCACGTGGGAGCGATTGCACACGAAAGCGGCGTTCTAAACGACGTAATTGAAGTCGACGTAGTAGCGTTCGACCTAATCGGCTAATAAAATTTAATCACGAAAGGATAAAATAAAATGAGCGTTTTAAGAGCATTAGTAGATAAGTTATTGACGAACGTGTCACAAGCTTACGTACCTGAAGGGTTCGTGAGTGAAATGATTCTTCCTCAATTGAAAGTAGTTCAATCAAGCGGAAAAATCGGTAAGTATGGAAATCAACACTTGCGTATCGTTTCTACTCTCATGGGTGGAAAAGGTAAAGCCAAGCGCGTAGAAATCCGTCAATATTCATCCGATGCATACTTCATCGAGCCGCACGGCCTTGAAGACGTAATCGCAGTGGAAGAATACGACAACGTGGAAGCGCCTTTCGATATTGAAAGCGACGTGACCATGCAGCTTACTACCCTTCTTTGGATGGGTAAGGAAAAAGCGCTTGCCGATACACTCACCGATTCAGGTATCATGACCCAGAATACTACCCTAGCGGGTGTTACTCAATGGTCAGACTACGTGAACAGTGACCCTATCAGCGATATTCGTACCGCTAAAAAGACCATTCGCGACAATTCAGGCGCTAAGGCTGACATGATGTTGATGGACGAAAACGTAGCCGATGTGCTTCGCTATCATCCAAAAATTTTGCGTAACCTTGGGTTCGCTGATAATCGTGCCGGTCAATTGACTGATCAAGATTTGGCGAAAGCGTTCAACGTAAAACGATTCATCGTTGCTGACGTTGTTTACAATTCCGCTAAGGAAGGTCAAGCTGATTCACTCACTCCATTGTGGGGTAAGAATGTGATCATTGCGGCATGCCCTGAAAAACCAAACAAACTTCAGAAGTCACTCGGCTACTATGTAGTGAAGACTTCCGAAGGGCCGCGTAAGGTTTACAAGCAGCCAGTGACTAACCCACCTGATGCAAAATCAATCATCGTGAAAGATTCTTACGATATGGTTTTGACTGACGTTAAGTGCGGGTACTTGATCAAGGCTGCGATTGCCTAATTAAATTCGAACGTAGCCGGGTGGGGATATTCCTTGCCCGGCTATTTTCAAAACTAACAACTAAACAAAAAGGAAAATGATTTATGAGTGAAGTTAAGACAGAATCAAAAGCAAAGAAATATTTTTTCAATAAGAACGTGACCGCAGCAATTGCGACAAAAGAGCACGGCCTTATAAAAACAAGTTATAAAAAAGGCGATGAATGCCCGAAAGAATTAGAAAAAGAAATGATTGAAGCAAAGCATCTTTCTACTGAAAAGCTTGAAGCGCCAATCGACGGCGCGATTATTGACCAATCAAAAAAATCGAAATTGCCTGATATGGCAGCTAGGGGCTAAGAATGTACTGCAACGAAGCCGACGTCAAAGCCGAATTCAAAAGCTTAGTTATTGATGCCAATACAGCGGTATCAACTACCGACGTGGCTTCGTTCATTATTCAAACAAACGCGCTGATTGATTCTTACGTATCAAAGCGCTACGTTCTGCCGATCACTGGCGACGGCCTTGAAGTTTTAAAACTTATCGCCATCAGCATGATAGCTGAACGCATTCGCGGCATCATGGAAGTAAAGCAGCCATCGAGCAAAGACGCCGTGCAATCGGTGCGTAGAATGTACGATGCAAAAACCATAATGCAAATGCTCAAAGATATTGTTAGCGGTGACCTGACATTGATCGGGGCCACGCCATTAGAAAGCGGCGGCGGGCTGTATTCTGAAAATGCAGCTACCGGCGTAAAACCTTTTTTTAGAAAAGATCGGACGCAGTGGTAAATGGCCGAACCGTTTACTTCGTATTCATTACAAAATGACGCGCAATTCAAAGCCGGATTGCAACGGGCAATAGATACCGTTAAGGATTTGCGGGTACCATTCGGCTTAATCCTTCGCGATTTCTACAAATCAGAAGCGGCAATTTTCAAACTTAAAGGGCCGGGAAAATACCCGGTCTTTCAAAACAAATCAGGCGGCAAGGTAATCGACGGGAAGACACCCTACCAACGTGCAAAGATTAAGGCGGTAGGATTTGATTACCCGTTGCTTGTGCGTTCTGGCGCGCTTGCAGCTTCACTATTGGGGCCAGCGAATAAGGGTTCTATATCAAGCATCGGCCCGCTAT